ACCGGCGTTGCGTCCGGGTCGACCGCCGTGTCCTCGATCGGATCGGCCGGAGGCGTTGTGTCCTGTGGCATCGGTGCGTCCCTCATGCGGTGGTGCGGGTTTGTCGGATTGCATCATGCGTCCTGTGTGCCGGTCCGGTCCGTGATTCCCTCGAGGAACGCGCCGCCGTGCTCGGCGCATAGCGTCGTGAGGAATTCCGTCCGGCGATCGTCGCCGTCGCCGGTCGCGTCGTACCGCGTGCGGACCGCCCAGGCTGCCGGCTCGCCGCATACGTCACAGCCGCGCCGCCGTTGTGGGCCCTCGAGGCGCCACAGCTCGAGCTGCCGCAGGTTGACCGGGATCACGAGCGCCCGGCTCACAGCTCGGCGACCAGTGCGGCGAGCTCGGCAAGGTCCGCACCAGGACGCACGATCGCAGCCGTCACGCCTGGTACGGCGGACAACGCGCGCAGCCACTCGAGCTGCTCGCCGGTCGCGCGGCCGCGTTCGGATTTCAGCTCGAGCGCGAGCATGCGATCGCCGCGGACCGCGATCAGGTCCGGGAATCCAGGCGCCGAGCGCCTCGAATCGAACGTGTGATAGCAGCGCCAGCCGAGCAGCTCGAGCAGGCGCAGCGCCTCCGCCTGTAGCGCGCGCTCGGATACCGCCTGTGAGCTCACAGGACGGCGAGCGCGGCGTCCGCCCATCCGGACCGTTGTCGGAGGACCGAGCATGATATGTCGTCGTTCGTCACTCACTGTCCGCGCCGCCTGGTCGCGCCTGATCCGGGAATAGCGCCGGATCGAGCAGCGCCCGCGCCGCTCGCATTGCCGTTGATATCGGCGACCGGACGCCGAGCTGCGTCCGAAATGTGTCCACCCGTTGTCCTGGTAGTACGTACGTACGTTGTTCTGTATAGGCGGACACATTTCCCGGCCGAGCACGCTCGAGCGCCTCGCGCATTAGGTCCGCGAGGCCTCGCAGCATGCGAGCTCCGGCGCGCACCCAGGCGACCGTAGAACCGCGCCGGCCGCGTGTGCTCGAGCGCGCGATGATTCCGGTCCGCTCGAGCGCTCGCAGTGCGCGCGACACGCCGGCGGCGTCCGCGTAGCCCGCCTCCGCCGCCAGCGGCCGGAGGCGTTGCGCCGGCCGATGCGCGAGGATCACGAGCAGCGCCCGTTGCTGCTCGCTGATACGCACCGTCCGTCCCAGGCCCGGCGAATGGACTTTGATCGGGAGGCGGTCGATCCACACCGCCGCGCGAGGCGTCATACGGGAGGCGGGGTTGTCGGTTGCGGCACTCTGGTACATTTCGTCGGTCCCTTTCGTTGTGATTCTCTGGTACAGGTCGCAGGTGATAGCGGACACTCCGGTCGATACCGGCGAACGGTTCGGACTCCCGCAGGTCCGGACCGTTTGTCGTGTCACCCGTCATAGAATCCGGAGGACGACGGCGGCGGTTTCGCGTCCGCCTCCGCCGGCTCGGCGGTCGATCGCGGGTCGCGCAGCAGCGCGAGCAGCTCGCGCCGGATCGGCCGCATATGCATCGCGCACAGGTGCCAGCGGGTCGGATGCGCGTACACGTTGCCGACGAATCCCTCCGCCGGCTCGAGGCAACCGGGAACCGTGCAGAACGTCCGCAACCGCTCGCGTGTCGGCGCCGTCGAGCTGCTATCCATCGCGGCGCCGCCCCTGGTCGTATCGGTTGCGTGCGGCGAGCAGTCCGTCGACGGCGGCGCCGAGCAGCTCGCGACCATCGCGGCGCGGACCGCTGCCGGCCGGCGTCGTGATCCAGTAAGCCCAGGCGTGCGCGAGCTCGTCGACGGCGGACACGAGCTGCTCGAGCGGATCGGACGCCGGCGGCGGCGCGAGGTCCGCGCCGGCTTGCGTCGCGATCGGGGGACGTTGATACTCCGGCATTAGCGCGGCGTGCCTCCCTTGCGTGCGTGATAGTCCGCGGCAGGCGCGCCGCGTTTCCGCGTGTCCGCGCCCTCCGCACCGCGAACTATAGCCCGGCGTGTCGAGCACTTATCCACCGCGGACCGCCGGCGCGGTGGACATTGTGTGGACTCGAGCCCCATAGCAGCGCCAGCACGACGACGATCACGGCGACCGCGATCAGCTCGCCGCCCAGGTCGCGCAGGGATCCCTGCGGACGGCGATTGTTGCGATTCCTCAACCGTTCGTCAGCTGCGGAATCGTGCTCGCGGGTTGCGATTCCTCAACAATCACGCCGGCTCGGATCAGCGGAATTCCTTTTCATGGATATAACCGAGGCAATAGCCGCGGCCGGCAACGTACAGGACGGCGACATACCAGTCCGCGCCCTCGTTGCTCACGATCATGACGCCGGGAACGATCGTTCCGGCCGGATAGTCCTCGAGCGTCGGCGAATCCGCCTCCGGCCGCGTGTGCAACGCCGCCGGCGCGGCGTCACTGATCGTGAACCGCTGCCCGTAGGTCGTGCGCTCGAACGTACCGAGGATTTCCACGTCGCCCTCCGCTCCGGGTTGATTCTGCTCGAGCAACGGCCACGGATCGCGGCGTTGACTGCCCTCGCTGGTATCGAAGTGCAAGTGCGCGCCGCTCGAATATCCGGTGTTGTCGAGGCGCCCGATTTCGGCGCCAGCGGCGACCGGCTGCCCGGCGCGGACGCTGATCGTATCCATATGCGCGTATCCGGTTGTCCATCCGTTGCCGTGATCTATGCGCACGATCCCAGCGCCGCCGGAGGCGGCATCGAAAAACGCCTGGTACACCGTGCCGGCGCCCATCGCGAGCAGCCGCTCGCCGGTCGCGCCGTTGCCTATGTCGAGCCCGTCGTGTGGTCCGTACTGCGGGAGGGACTCATCGGCGAATCCGCGCGTCACGGCGAATCCGGACGCCGGGTCCGGCTTGCCGAGCGGACCGATCCGGCCGGCGACCGGGTTCGCAAATTTCACGATTCCGCCTCCGGATCGTCGGCGCGGTAGCGCTCGAGGAGGCGCGGGATATGGCGCCACCATATCGGCCACCATATCGGGCGCCAGTGCGGCGCATCCTCGCGCCGCGGGTCAATATCCGGCATCGTCGGAGGCTCGCCGTAGCGCGACACGCGACCTTCGGCCAGCGGGTGCGGCATCGGTTCAGCGCCGGCCGCGCAGGTAGCGGTCGACCGCGACCGCGGCGACAATCGCGATGATGCCGGCGCCGACGATGATCCCGAGCCCGAAACCGAGCAGCTCGCCGCTCATGCGAGCCCGAGGTCCTCGACCTGTATCAGTGCCGGGTTCGTCGGTCCGGCGACCATCGTCACGCTACCCGTACCGGACAGCCTGCCCCCCATGAGTTTGTAGGTGTGCGCGCCGGCGGTCGGTGTGAGCGTGATCGAGCCGAGCAGGCGGACGGAATCGTTCGCGATCACGGCACGCTGCCGCGCCGCCTGCATTTGCACGGCGCCCTCCGCGATTTCGAGGCCCAGCCGATCGTTGACAACGGAGGACTGCATGTTGGCCTCGCCGCTGATCCGGATGCGCCGGCCGGCGGCAACGTCGACCGTCACGGATAGTCCTGTGAGGTCAACGTCGCCGGTAATCGGTCCCTGATTAGCCGTCACTTGCGCATAGGCGAGCTCGCCGCCGGGAACGGCGCCGGCGTCGATTTCGTCCTCGACAGCCTGCGCGAGCGCGGCGATCGCGTTGTCGCCGTCCTGTACGCGATCGGTCCCGGTCGGATAAGGGAATCCGTAGGTCGGTGTGCTCCCAGGCATTACGTCAGAACCTCATTTCGCGCGGACCATTCATCCCAGGCGATCGACGGATCGAGGGTATCCCATCGTTGCGACGACGGGACGTCGACCCAGCGGTCCGGATAATCGACCAGGACCGGCGGCAGGCACGTGATCGCGTCCCAGGTCAACGACGGCGCCAGCGTGTCCCAGGTCCATAGCGGGTCCGCGTCGTCCCAGGTAGGCGCCGGCGCGGTGCGGCAATAGTCCGACACGATCAGCTCGAGCGCCCAGCGTCCCGCCTCGAGCGTTTCGACCCAGCCCTCGACAAACACGAACGCGCTCGGCATCGGTGCGCCGGCCGGCATGCCTGTGACGTTGAGCAGGTCGTGAACCTCGAGGCCGAGCAGGTCGGACGTCAGCGCGGCGTCGACCGCCGGCGACTGCAGCTCGAACGCGAGCCGGCTCAGGACCCAGGCGGGCGCCGCCTGCCGCGCCAGAATCAGGTTCAGGCGTTCGGTCGCGTCGGACACGTTCGCGATCCGCGTCGTGAGGGACGCGGCGTGCGTGCCGTAGGCGGCGATCGAGCTCGGATCAGCGCCGCGGACCTCCGGTTGCTCGCCGCCGGACGGCGGGACGCCGTAGCGGACGGCGACGTCGTTCGCGAGTCCCTCGAGCGTTTGCGACCAGGCGAGCGTGAGCGGCAGGTCGCAGGCGACCAGCTCGAGCGCTATGTCCGGCGCCCGTCGGTGCATCGCGTCCGCGTACAGGACGGCGCCGTCTGTCGCCTGCCAGACAAAGCCCGCGCCGTCGTATGCGGCGTCGCCGGCGACCGTCAGCGCCGGCGCGGCGTCGACGTCCCGCGCGAGGACGGTCAGGTATCCGGGGTCCGAGCGGATCGGATCGGTCGCGACGCCGGCGGCGACGATCGCGCGGTTGACTCGCGTCCCGTCGAGCTCGGCCGGATACGGCGCGTCGCCGATCACGCGCCGTCCCATATCGGCCAGCTCGCCGACGGCGATCAGCGTCGCGGTCGGAATGTCCACGGAATCCCAGCCGATCGAAACGTCCGTGATCCTGCCGGCGAATCGGTCGTATGCCGCGGCGGTGATCGGATGCACGCCGCGCACCGTCACGCCGGCGCCGATCACGGCCGCGGCCGGCAGCGCTCCGACCAGCTCGAGCGTCGCCGAGTCCGCCGCCGGCTGCGAGGTCGGATCGTCGCGTCCGTGTCGGATGCTCGCGTGCAGGACCTCACACTCAACCGCGCCGCCCTCGATCAGAACCTCAGCGGCCGGCAGCATTAGCGGCTCGTGCCGGCGCCCAGGTTCGGCGCGCGCCCGGTGCGGATCGCGTGTGCGTTGAGGACGCGCGCGACGGATCGCGCGACGCCCTCCGGGTCGATCGCGCCGTATACGTTGACTGTCAGCGGCGCCGCCGCCGCGCCTCCGCCGCCGGCGCGACCGGCTGCCGAGCTCGAGCCGGCCGCGTTGCCGATCCCGAACGGCAATTCCGGCAGCCGGAAGTTAGAAAACGGGTTCGCCGCCTCGAGGAACGACTGTACCGAGCTGATCGCGGTCCCGATCCAGGTCACGAGCTTGACCAGCCAGCCGACAACGATCGACAGGACGCCGATCACGATACGTAGCGCGCCGGCGAGCAGCTTCACGAGCGGGATCAGCAGCGGCAGCAGCGCCGTCACGAGCTCGCCGAGCACTTTCAGGATCGGCAGCAGCGCCGGCAGCAGCTCGGCCAGAACCGGCAGGAACGCGCCTCCGATCGTTTCGCCGATTTCGGCGAAAGCGTCCGCGCCTTTGGCGCCCATGCCGGCCGCGGACTCCGCGTACAGGTCCGCCTGCCCGGCAGCCGCCTTGCTCGCGGCGGCGATCGTGTCCGCGGCGGTCGCGCCTTTCGCGAGTCCTGGTACTAGCTTGCGCAGTGCGCCGTCCTGCCCGGCGTGCGCCTTCGCGACGGCATCGGAGGCGGTCGCGAGGTCAACGCCGGCGAAACGCGCTATGTCCTGCGCCTGTGTCAGTAGCGCGGTCGCGGTCCCGACGTCGCCGGTCGCGACGATCAGAGACTCGAGCCCGGCGCGCGTTTCGGAATCGGTGAACGCGCGTTCCTGCCCGGCCACGATCGCCGCCTCAACCTGCGCCGTTGACTCAGCCGTCGCGGCGCCGGCGGCGCGGATCGTCGCCTCGAGTTTCGCCTGCTCGGCCGCGTCGTCCGCGGCCGCGTTCGTCAGTCCGACAACGGCGGTCGCCGCCACTCCGACGACGCCGGCGACGGCGCCGATCGCGAGCGCGGACTTGCCGATGCCGGCCGAGAATCCTCCGACCTTGCCGGACGACGAATCGAGCGCGGAATCGAGTTTGCTCGTGTCGCCGCGGATTTCGACCGTGAGTCCGACGGCCATTAGGTCGCCCGCCTCGCGGCGCCGGCGTGCTCGCCGTAGGCCTCCGCCTGCGCCAGCGTGAGCTGCCCGGCGACGTCCGGCGGCAGCCCGGTTGCGATCGAGGCCTCAACCGCCGCGCGTGCCTCCGCGTCCGCGATCGGATCGCCGGCGTCGAGGTCGAATACCAGGTCCCAGGTTTGCGCCTGGTCCCAGGTCAACGCCGGATCACGGCGCCGCTCGAGCTGCAGCGCGAGCGCGTAGGCGAGCTCCGTCCCGCGCACGAGCTCGGCCGGGTCCGCGCCGGCCGGCGAGCCTAGCGCCCGGATCAGGCGTTGCGCGTCGGTCGTGCGGACGTTCGCGATCGCGCAGGCGCGCGCGAGCTCGAGGATCGTCAGCGAACGGATACCAGGCAGCGTGAGCGTCACGCGCCGCGGATCAGTCTGTGCGGAATCCACGTTGCCTCCCTCGATCGGTGAGCGCCTGGTCGTACAGCTCGAGCACCGCGTCCGCCTGCTCGGCGATCGTGTCGGCGACCATCCGGGCGCCTGGTACACCGTGCGCGCCGTACTCGACTGGTCCCGCGTACGGCACGCCGGACACGACGGCGCCGGCGACCTTGCTCGCCTCCGCGGACCAGGACGCCGCGAGCGCGCCGGACCGCCGCGGCGAGCGCTGCGACACGCCCGGTATCAGCAGCTCGGCGCCGGCGCGGTGCGTCGCCTCGAGGTCCTCGACATCGCGCGCCAGTGCATCGAACGCGGCGCGGACCTCGCGGTCGCCTGTGACGTTGACCGCCTGCGGCATGCCCTATACGGCCGCGGACGCGAGCTGATCCGCGTCCTCCGGCGAGAGGTCCGGTTGCGCCGGCGAATCCGTGTCGCCGCCGTTCGCGGCGGACCCGTAACGCGTGCCAGCCGGGAACGCGGACGCGAGCAGCTCCGGCTTGCTCGAGCACGGCAGCGTCACGTCGAGCTCGGCGAACGTGTCCGCCTCGCCGCCGTAGGTCGGTGCGATCAGCCGGACCTCGCCCATCATGCCCGGCGTCGCGTCGGACGGCGCGTCCGCGCCGGCAACGTCCGAGCCGTGCGCCTGGTAGCGGAATTCCGCGGACTCGCCTTCGTGCTCCCACAGCACGCGCGCGAGTCCCTCCGCGGACCAGTCCTGCGCCGCCGTGATATGCAGCGCGTACGAGCTGCGCCCAGGCTGCGAGAACGATCCGTCCGGACACAGCGTTTGGTACGTCACGACGTCGCCGGGTTCGACGGCAACCTCGACTGTGTGAACGTCGCAGTTCACTTCGAGCGCCGGCTCGGCGCCGATCGTGAGTGTCAACGACACGTCACGCATGAAAAGAGGATTACCGGACACGAGTTAGCCCTCCGCGGTGTGTATCAGGACGAACGCAACCGATGCCGGATGCGACACGTTGCCGAGCGTAATGTCCCGCGGCGCGCTCCAGCTCGGCAGCGAAACGCCGCGCAGCGAAAGTAACGCCGCGTCGATTTTGTCGACCAGCTCGGCGAGCTCGTCGTATGCCGCTGCCGTGTCGGTCCGCGCGGCGATCGCGGTCAACTTCCAGCGGACCAGGACACGCGGGCTCGGCGAATCGCGGTCGATCCACGGCTCGCCGGGTTCTACCAGGACGCACGGCGCGTACCGTCCGCCGGTCGCGGTCCGGATGCCTGATCCCTCGAGCGCGTCCGTGAGCTGATCGCGCGAGGCGGCGAGCCGGCTCACGCAATCCCGACCGTCGCATGCCGCGCGATGATCGGCGCGACGCCCTCGAGGTAATCGCGCGCGACGCGGATCGCGGCGCCCTCGAGGTCAACGTAGCCCGTCAGCCCGTACACCGCCTCCCGGCGTTTGTAGGCCTCCGCGCCGGCGATCGTCGCCGCGTACGTCAGCTCCGGATAGGCCGCCGGATCGAGCTCGAGCGGCGGCGGCGGTTCGATCGGCGGCGCCGCCGCCGGCGTGCCGCGCATGCGGACGTCGATCCCGGCGTTGACCGCCGCGGCGCACGCCTCCGACCAGGCGGAATCCTCAGCCGTCGGCGACGTTACGCCGACGGCCGCAAGGATCCCGGTCCCGGTTGTCCATTCCGCCACGGACTACGCCTGCGCCTTTCGTCCCTTGTCGGCGCCGGCTGCGAACGGCAGGACGATTGCGGTCGCCTTCACGAGCCCGGCCGGAATGAAAATTCCGGTGGCGCCCATCGACCAGTACGCGCGGTTCTGTCCGAGCTTCGCGACGTCCTCAGCGGTCGCGACGAACGGTCCGTCCTCGTGCCACTGTGCCGCGCGCTCGTTCGTGAAGATTGCCGAGCCCGCCGTGAGGTACGGCGCCTCGATCACGGCCAGCCCGGACACGTTGATTTGGAGCGTGCTCGCCTGTGCCGTCCCTGTGACGTTCGCCGTCCCATAGGACGCCGGCGTCAGGACCGCGCCGAGCGCGGCGAAAACGTCGGAGGCGACCAGGACCGCGGACGCCGGCGCACCGGTTGCGCTGCGAACCTTCGCCGAGCCGGCGAAAAACGTTTCGCGCGTGTCGGCATCGGTCGCGATCGAGCCGGTCAGTGTGCCGGTCGCGCCCGCCTCGAGGTCGTCCTCGTACTCGCGCTCCGTCGTCAGCGCCCAGCCGGCGAGCATGATCCGCCCGTACGCCTCGAGGTAGGACGGCGAGCTGCGGCGGATCAACTGGTACGAAATGTCCGAGCCGCCGGCGAACGTTTCGATCGGTGCGTTGCCGTCGAGCAGGTTCACGACAACGCTCGTGATTTCGGTCTTTTCGGCGGATTGCTTGCCGACCAGTGCGCCCAGGTCGCCGGCGAAGTACGGCCAGTGCAGGGACATTCCCGACGCGCCGAGCGGACCAGGCCCGCCGGTCGCCTCGATCGCCGGCCGCGAGGCATCGACAATGCCTTTCACGTCCGACACGAACGACGGCGCCATTACGCCGGGGTTCGTCGCCGCCTTCTGATCGACCAGTGCGCGCGCGAGCAGGACGGCGGACTCAGGATCGCCGGATGCGTCCTTGAGGTACTCGCCGAACGCGGACCATCGCGCCATAAGGTGCGGTCCGCCGCGCCTGGTCGATCCCGCCTCGAGCGCCGTCATGCGTGCGAGCAGGTCGGACCGGAGGTCCTCGAGCGCGTCGAGCTGCGCGGGATTGTCCGCGGCGACACGCACGCCGGGATCGGTTGTCGGAGCGGCGACCGGCGCCGCCTGCGGTTCTGTCATCGGTTGTGCATCCTCACTTCGTACAGCTAGAACCTCAGCGCCCGGATAGGCGCCGCGTTCCACAATCCCGACGCGCACAAGCCGCGCGCGGATACGTTCTGTCACGCCGCTATCGCCGGCGCGGTCCTCGATCGGCTCGAATACCGCGGACGCGCCGCGGTATACGCCGTCCCTCGTCAGCTCGAGCAGCTCGTCGCCGTCCCGCGTGCGGGACACGCCGAACGCCGCGTACGCGCCGTCCTCGCGGTCCTCGAGGCGCGCGGCGCGGCCGGCAAGGCGCACGCCGGGATCGGCGCCATGCGGTCCGATCGCCTCGAGCGTCACGTCCTCCGGCGCGGTGCCCTCGAACGCGCCGCGGCGAAAGAGCTCGCGCCCGTCCGCCGTTTCGCCGATCACGTCCCAGGGAACGACGCGGACCTCGATCACGCGCTCAGCGGCGCCGCGCGCGGTAATCACGGCCGGGAAGGTTGTAGTTCGTAGGGTCATGCGATCGGGACCTCCGTTGCGGCCGGCGTCGGCGCCAGCGCTGCCGGGATATCAGGCGGCAGCGTGCGCTGCCAGCCCTCCCAGCGGTCTATTTGCTCGAGCGTGAGGAATCCGGCGCGCATGCCGGTTTCGTATGCGGTCCATCGCGCGGCGGTGTTCAGGCGTTCGATTTCGGCAGTGCTGAACCGCGCCGATTGCGTACCAGGCAGCAGGTCCGACAGCGCTTCCTCAACCGGCGCGAGGTAGAGCGGTTGCACCGTCACACGGAGGAACGTCATTAGCGCCTCCGCGATGTTCTGGTACGTCAGTGACGATCCTCCGACCTCCGCGAGCAGCAGCTCCGGCGGGAAGATTCCCAGCCCGCGCGCGACCTCGAGCGCGCCGTGCTTGCGAGTCTCGAGTAGCTGCGAGGCCTCCGGCGTCGATCCCGGCGTCGAGAGGTCCCAGCCTTTCGGCAGGACCGCCGGCGAATGATCGCGATGGTTCGCGATCCACCGATCCTTCACGCCTTGCGCCGCCGTGTCGTCGAGCGTGCCGTCGAATTTCAGGACGACGGACGGGACGGCGCCGGTTTCGTACCAGGCGCCCGCGTACAGCTCGGCCGCGAGGATGCGATCGAGGGACGACGCGATCAGCTCGAGCGGCGATCGTCCGAGCAGCTCGCCGGCGGGACGGTTGATCGCGATGATTAGGCAATCGCGACCCGGCAGCAGCTCGCGGCCGGCCCATTGCACCGTGCGCGTTAGGCGCGACTCGTCCGCCCATTGCACGGACACTTGATCGAACGGGAGGACGATCGACACGTCCGGCCGGCCGGCCGCGTTGCGCCCGCTGATCGGCTGCCACAGGACCGCGGTTCCGTGATCGAACAGGGACCCGACGAGCTGCGCGAGGTACTCGCCGCGCGTGATTTCAGGCGCCGGCCGGACCAGGACGCGCGGTTGCGATTTCGTCGGCAGCGGATAGCCGTTAGCCCAGGCGACCGGCTCGAGCATGCTCGCGAGGGACACGATCAGCTCGCGAGCTCGCGCGACGGCCGGGATCGCCTGGTAGTCCGCGATGCCTAGGCGCTTGTCGATCGCGTACGAAATTTGTCCTGCGAGGTCGGACTCAGACGGCGGACCGATCAGCCAGCGTTGCACACCGTCCCAGAATCCCACAGGCGGCAGTATGCGGCCGATACGTAGGTTTGCCTAGATTCCGACCGCTAGAAGATTTCCGCCTGCGCCGGCGCCGCCTCCGGCGCGATCGCAGCCCAGGCAGCCCAGGCTGCCGCGCGTAGCGCGTCGATCGCGCCGGCGGACTCGCGGATCGAAAAGTACCAGGCGCCGCCGGCGAGCGGTGCGGACGGACGCGCGCGGCGCGCCTGCGCCGCGAGTAGCGGATCGTCCGCGTGCATTAGGCGCCCTCCGATCAGCTCCGACCGGAAGAGCTCGGACGCGGCGCGCAGGTCCGCCGGCGCGAGGGACAACGACGGGAGGTCCGCCTCCGCCGCCCAGGCCTCGACATGCCTCGAGCTCGAGCCGGACCGCGCGAACGCGACGACGGCAGGCGACCAGGCGCGCGCCGCGGCGCCGAGCGCCTCGAGCAGCTCGGCCGGCGCGACCGTTTGTCCCGGCGGCGCCGAGAGGTCCGCCGCGATCCCGACGAACGTCGGCGCATCGGCGCCGGCAACGGCGACCGCGACGGACGCGCGAGTCCACGACGGGTCCGCCTCAACCGCGAGGACGATCCGATCGCCGCGCTCGAGCGGCGGCGCGCCGGCAGCCCGCGACCACACGCCGAGCGGTAGCCACTCGTCCGCGGCGTCGGACCACAGGTTCAGCCGTTCCTGCCGGAAGGTCGCCGGCGTCAGTGCGGCGAGCTCGTCACGGATGCTTGCGGCGTCGATCCGTCCCTCCGCCATTGCCGGCGACGCCTTCGCCCAGGCGCGCGGATCGTCCGGCGCGTCGGTTTCGTCGGCCGCGTACCAGGTCATACCGAATCCGTCCGCCGGCTCGAGCCCGTCGAGGATGCGCCGGCCGCGCTCCCACAGCCGACGGAGCAGGATCGAGCGCTCATCGCCGGCGGTGCTGATCTCGAATAGCAGCGGGTCCGGACGCGCCGTCATTGTCGGTTTGAGTCCCGCGTACGTGTCCTCGTCACGTTGCGTCCGGACTTCATCGAATACTCCGAGGTCGATCGAGTAGCCGCGGATCGCGTCGCGCGCGTCCCTCGAGGCGACGTGATACTCGCGGTGCCAGCCGGCGACCGCGGACCGGATGCCCAGGTAGCGCGTCAGCGCCAGCCCGCCGGACCGCTCGTGTCCGAGCCGCCGCTGCAACGGCGCGAGGTCGCTCATTACGGCCGCGTACGG